TCTCCCGCACCGCCGCTCCACGAAAAAGCGATTCTCTTAGCGTTGCTTTCCACCTGCTGCCCTGCGGCATTGCGGTACGTAGTTCCGCCAACACCTTGGAAGCCGCCCTCCCCAAACGTAAAGGCGGCGGTGCCTGCGGTGCCGATCAGGTACTGCACAATGCCGGACGGGTACGCATCAGACTTTTGCAGCGTCAGCACGTTGATGGCGTTCGTGCCATCAGTGTCGTGAAACACAACGTCAACGCTGATGCGGCCTTCGACGCTCATCGGTAGGAGCCCCACGTGTGCGAGTCGAGCAGTGACTTGACGCCAAAGGGCACTTCATTGAGCGATCCAGACTCAGCAGCGGCACGCTTTTCGTAGAGGATGCCGACAACCATCAGGATGGCATGACGCACCGCCGCCGGTACGCTTGACCCGGCACTGCCGTATCCGGCCCACCACGTCACGCTCACGGCGTTGTCATCCATCAGGTGCGGCGGCCACGTCTGGCCATACAGAGTCTTCACCGCTCCTGGCGTTGAGTTTCGGTCCACCCTGAAGGAAGCGGTGCTGTACGCCTGCGTGCCACACGTCTCGGATGTAAACGTCAGGCTGACTGCCGTAGTCGTGCCGGCCAGCGACATAGGCGGCCGTGGCAACTCAATATCCTGCGTGCCGTCTGGCGGGAAAGAGTCGAACCGCATGACCCACTGGGTGTTGACCAGGGTGCGGTCTAGGTACTGTTCGCACCACTCGCGGGCCGCAGTGATGAGCGTGCCGATGTAGGTGTCATCGTCTGACACGTCCACCCGCAGATGGGCCTTGGCCTCAGCGACAGTGACGGGCTCAACGGCTGGCGGTGTCTGGCGAGTCAGGCTTCGATACTGCACGGCGTCCTCGTCGCTTGGGTGTGGCGTCTGCTGTCTCTGCGTCGTGCTCGATGGCAGCCGTTTCGATCAGCGAAGGCTGGCTGTCTTCGACGGCCACCCGCTGGGCGAGCAGCTGCGTGGTGATGCCGCCAGGAAGCTCGACCACCTGGCCCTTGCGGTAGCCACGCCACGCTCTCACAAACTTGATCTTCACCATTACGGCACACTCCATGCAGACTCAGGACGCCGGCCCGTGGTCGTGAACTCGGTAGTCCACTGGAAAACAGGGCCAGCCAGTTGCTTGCCGGGCCACGTCACGACGTACTCGCCATGGCCTAAAACGACACGCGGCGAGACAAAGACACGGTTGCCGCTGTCTCGCCAGTTCCGCCAAAACCAGATGTCATCATCAATACGCCCGTCGTTCCACTGCCCCTCGCTGTCGGGCTTGCTCCAGAACCAAGGTTTCTTGCACCGCTTCAGGGCTGCCGTGCTGATAACGGTGCAGCCAAAGTGGGCCGTATCCACTTCCTGTACGGGCTCGGCAAACCATGAGTTTGGCACGCTTGTCTGGCCATCGCTTGGCGGATCGTCGAGTGTGCCCTTTAGCGTGAGCATAGGGCGGCCGTCCTCCCGCTTCGTCTGGATCCCGGTGATGGCGTCGCACTGAAACGTCATCGCCATCGCCATCAAACTCTCAACGTCCTCTCTGGTGAAGAACGTGTCGTAATCTATGCAGAGCAGGAATTGAGCTGAGTCAATGAACTGCTCCATCACGCGGGTGTTGACCTGACTCCAGAACGCACCAGTGCCCATCGTAGGGCGAATGCCGAGCGGCATGAGTGCCTGGGCCCAGGCGAAGTGATTGGCCGTAAAACTCAACCTGGGCATCGACAGGATGGCTTCGACTCGGATGTTGACTTCGGTGCCACCGACTTTCACAAGCATGAGCAACCTCAAAAGAGAGCGGGCGGCCCCGGATGGAGCCGCCCGCCTAGCGTTGCACAGGTGTCAAGCCGTCAGGCTCACGCACCCTTGAGGCCGATCATCGGGCCAGCGACGGTGTCGGTGCCCAGGTTGGCGTGCGTGATGGCCACGCGGGCCACCGCACGAATCACGGTCTGGTCGCTCAGGAAGTTCACCTGATCGCTGGACGCGATCTCGATGGCCTGGCGGATGCCGTAGTAGCTCGAGTTCGCCATGTTCCCGTACAGGGCCATGATGACATCCGTCGAGTCTGCACCGCTCGGGAGCCTGTCGGTGAGAACCACCGGGCTGCCGAGGAAGGTCGGACCCATGCCGGCCGTCATGCCGACCGACCCGCCTTGGGCGAGGTCGAGGTTCTGCATGCAGCTTGCGAAAAAGAAGGGACTGCAGAACCACTTGGCACCGGCACGCGAGTGCTGAGGAACCTTAGCCATCATGGCCAACAGGTTCGCCTTGGTGACTTCGTCGGGCGTGTCACCGGCAGCCGTCACGAGCGAGGCGGCGTAGGTGGCAGCAGACGCCGCCAGCAGGCCACCCGTGTAGGTCGTGACGAGCCCGGCAACCGCTGGGGCGTTGCTGGGGTTGCCGCTCCATGCCGCCTCTTCGACGGCGTTGGAGAGAGTCAGGGCCAGTTCCGCAGCGATCCAGTCGGCGATCGACACGATGGAGTCCTGCAGGAGCTCGCTCGCAATCGTCACCGCACCCGTGACCTTCTTCGCCGTCAGCGTCACCTGGTTGCTGGTGGGATCGCTGGCGGTAATGGCAGCGTTCTCGTTGATCCAGTACGCCGTGGCACCAGCCGTGCGGCGCGGGAACAGGAGAACGTCGCTCGGCATCACCACGTTCGTGGCGTTCTGGGCGAAGGCCGAGTACTGGTCCACGAGCCGGATCACGGTGTTGGACAGGATGTCAGGCACGAAGGCCGCACCGGTGGTGCTGCCGGTCGAACCCTGAGCACGGCTCTCGATGCCGTGGTCCTGGCACCACCGCCGAGCCTCGGCGTCGCCGCTCTTGGCCTTAAACCACATGCCCACCGAGTAGGCGTCCTTGGCGTTCTCAAACGCACGAAGCCGGCCGGAGAACGGCACCGCTTCAACGCGGACCTTCTCGCTTCGCTCTTCGGTCGCTTCCGGGGCCGGCGAGCAACGCTCGACCACAGAGCGGAGGTTCTTGGCCGACTCGACTACCGACCGCTCGAACTCGATCTTCTTCGACAGCTTCGCGGCGTCGGTGTTGAGCGTCTCGAGCTCCAGATCTCGCTCAGCGATCTTGTCGCCATCACCTTCGATGGCACGCACGGCGTCGATCCGGTTGGCCAGGGCTACGGCGTCATCCTGCAGCTTCTTGAGATTGTCCACGTGTATTGTCTCCGCCGGCGGTATTGCCGATGGAGTCCACGCTACGGCTGGGGCCGGGTAACCTTGCAGAGAGTGACCGCAGAATGTGTTGTTTTCACAACGCACCTGCCGCGAGCACCGCACCTCGGGCACCGCATGTACCGCAGCTGCTCCGCGCCGATTGAACGGCTAGAGCGTGTCCGCATCTGTTCGCCGCAGTTGCACCTTGGGCGGTCAGCCATTGCGTAGCACCTGTGCCCAGACGGCGGCAGCCTCACGCACCCACGAGCGAATAGCCACGGCGGCTGGCTCAACGGCAACAGCCTCGGGCTCAGCCTGCGTGGCAAGCCACGCTTCGTAGGACCGCAGGGCTACGCTGGCAGACGTGGACGGGTACGCCGGCACCAGCACCGGGCCAACGTCATACAGCCCGCTGACTTCTCGGATCTGCCGCACCGCCTTGCCGTCATCGCCAGGACGGAAGCCCTCGCCGCTCTTGTCCACAGTGAAGGCGAACGATGAGCCACGCACGTCACGCCGCTGGATGAGCTCGAGCACGTCGGCCCGGCTCACGGGCGGCGTCACCACGTACCGCAGCCCCTTGTCATCGCTGGAGAGTTCCAGCGTGCCAGACGAGGAACGGCCGAGAACGATGTTGCTGTCGTGGTTGAACAGGGCCACCACGTCGCCCTTGCCACGCTGGCGGCTCAGCACCTTATCGAAGGCACCGGGCAGGATCTCCTCTCGGAACCCGCCAAGGTCGAGGCTGAGCCGGTTGTAGACGGCGGCGTAGCCCACGATGGCAGCCCGGCCATCAGTACGGCTCTCGATCACGAGTTCGTCGTCCTGCTCAAAGGCAAAGTCGCGGCGTTCAATCTCCATCGGTCGAGTCCTCCGGT